ATCGCCGGGCACAACGTTGATGTTTCCGGTATCGATATGGGCGCGCGCATTGTTGCGCACATGCGCAAACTCGGTTCTGAAACCATGACCCAAGCCCAGACCATCAACGCAATCAACGAGTGGCAAGCCCTAAAAGAATCCATGGACTCGAAATCTGCCCCAGACTTGGCAGAATGTATGCGCGTATTTGCTCGCCACGCAAAATCCCTTTCCGGTGCGATAGCATACGCGGAACATCTGTTTTCTCAGTCAGGCGGAACTATCCGGTTTATGACCGGACATAAAGCGAAGGGTCTGGAATTTGATACCGTATATCACTTAAACCAAGGGCTTTTGTCCAATCGTGGACAGGACCCGAATATAAAATACGTTATCGATACCAGATCAAGAGATTCTCTTACTTATATCGAGGTATAACCCATGCCGCTGTCTAATCAAATCACTGCTTACGAAGACTGCCGTAATCTATTCGATGCGGCAACTGAAGATTCTCTCGGAGCCCGGCTTAAATTCCCAACCTATACCGAGGCACTCTATTTTCGAAATCGAATGAACCAAGCCCGGTCTTTAGAACGCGAAGAATCAAAACGGATATATGATAAAACCAGCCCGGCATACGGTAAGACCGATTACGACGCCTTTGTTGTTCGTATTCGCGAAGATACCGAAGGGTGGTTTTGGGTTTATGTCGAGCGGCGCGAGACCCTGATCGATAAAATCGAAAAACTCTCTGACTTAGAAGACGATGACGATGACGCCGGAACTAATAAAGAGCTTACTTGATCGTGCACAGACCGAAGAAATTGGGTTGGTGCTTGATATTACCAACCCATATCGGGCGCGGAAGTTAATGAATGAGTTCATCTCGGTTAATCGAGGATACTCAAATCTGAAAGTATCCTTGACCTCGCAAAAAGACCAAATCATGATCGAAAAGAAACTTGATGATAGACTGGAGTAAGTCATGACAGAAGATAATCAAACCTATGAAAGTTATGTAAAGTATAAAAAAGAACAAGATAAGCTTAAACAAAGTAAACTTGGCTCACTATTTATACGTCTTAAAGTTGCAGCAGCTAACTATCATATTGAAGGCGAAAAAGATTTTTACTCGGATAAAAGATTTAAAGAATATCAGAATAAATACCAAGAAATTAATGCTGAGATGATAAAAATTATCTTCGAATATGAAAGTCAAATTAAGAAACTTCAAGCTCTCGAAGCTGGCGGTGTTGATAATTGGGAATGGTATAGTGAATCTCTGAAAGATTGGTTTAAGGAGCAAGATGATGAAGAGTGATCTAGTTGACCTTAAGGTAATGATTCATTCTGAAACTCCAAAAGCATATTTTGTATCTGATACGGGAGATAGAAATGACGCGAAATGGATACCAAAATCACAATGTGAAATCTTTGAAGATCCAAACACATATGAAATAACATTAACCATTCCTGTATGGCTGGCTGAAGAAAAAGGATTCATCTGATGAACGACCTCGATGAACTAATGTCCCGTGATCCACTCTCACTCTCAGATTCTGATATCGATGAAATCATCCGCCTCGACCGGCTAAAACGCGCCAAAAAACTAGCAAAAACCGAACCAGCAAAATCTGCGATTGATGTATCTTCAATCTTAGATAAATATAACTCCCCCAAAGATACAGGATATGTTAGGAGACGGTCATGAATATTAAAACTGAATATTGGCTAAAACCAATTCCAACTGATAAATTCGATTACAGTGCTTATGATATAGACACATATGACGGTTCTGAGGATAGTAATACAAGAAATCAGATCGGATACGGTAGAACTGAAATAGAAGCTATAAAAGATCTATTATCTATATTAGAGGAGTATAATGATGAAAAGAATGTCCAAAGCTGAGGAAGCTCTAAATCGCCAAATCAAAGAAATTCAACATCAGGTAGATGAAAAGAATGTTATGATAGAAAGATATACCACAGAAAGAAGTATGTTAATTTCGATTAAAAATCAACTTATGGAAGCTATGCAAAAATCGCGTCAAGTTCGAGAAGCTGCTTCTGCGAGGAACAAGCCATGACCTCTATTAACCAAGCCCACCTAACCACAGGCAACCAATCCCCATTCCTTCCCGGCACCAAAATTCAATTCGCATGGGACTCAACCTCCCTCGGTCTCTTTAAAACTTGCCCCCGCCTTTACCAATATACTATGATCGACGGTTGGGGTCACTCTGGCGAGTCCATCCACCTTCGTTTTGGCATCGAATACCACCAAGCCCTACAAGAATACGATATTTTACGCGCTGAGGGAATTTCACATGCCGATGCTATTCGCAACTGCATTAGGAACCTACTCAATCGAACAATGGACTTTAACCCTGAGCCTGACACCAAAGTCGGTAAATATAAAAATCGAAACACTCTACTATCGCTCGTCCTCGGTTATCTCGATCATTACGAGAACGACCCCGCCGAGACTTATATCATGCAAAACGGAAGGCCCGCGGTTGAATTGAGCTTTCGATTTGAGCTTGATTGGGGACCGGAAAATAATGAATATAAATGTGTAAATGGGCATGATCTATGCAATAGTATGACTCCAACATCGGAGTGCCCTTATTGTGAAAAACATCAAAATCAACAACCTTACGTCCTTTGTGGTCATCTTGATCGCGTTGTTAATTTCAATGATCAACTCTTGGTTATGGATCATAAAACAACCACAACCACAATCTCCCCGAGTTATTTTGCTCAATGGGAGCCCAATAACCAAATGTCGCTTTATACCATCGCCGGACAAATCGTCCTCGGCACGCCTATTAAAGGCGTTTGCATTACCGCAGCCCAAATCCTTCTCACCGAACCACCCCGATACGTCAGAGGATTTACGTATCGAACTCCAGATCAAATCGAGGAATGGCTCAGTGATCTTCATCAACATCTGTCTCTTGCCGAACATTACGCCAAGCAAGACTACTGGCCTATGAATGACACAGCCTGTGATAAATTCGGTGGGTGCCGATTTCGCGGAATATGTTCGAAAGATCCAAATGTTCGTGAAGCTTTCTTGAAAGCTGACTTCGAAAAACTTGAGGAGGATAAGCGATGGAACCCGCTTCGCAGTCGATAGCCCACATCGCTACCATCGAACGCATCGAGGAAAAATTCCGCCAGATAAATTGGGCCAAGAACTCAGAAGGACTTACAACATATGACTCAATAAGCCTCGGTTGGTATGTGCTATTTGCTGGTGCCTCTGAATCAATTCGGCTTTTCGATGACGAACCAGATTGGAAAGTTGGAGACAAAATCAAAATCACCTATCAAAAAGAATAACCATAAGGAACCTCCCATGCCAAGCCTCAGCCAACACCAATCCAACTCCTATACCAAACTCCTTCTCCTTGGCGACGCCAAATCCGGTAAAACTGGCTCGCTAGTTTCACTTGTTGCCGCCGGATACAAACTCCGCATCATTGACCTCGATAACCTTCTTGATATCCTCAAGTACAAAATCCTCGAAGAATGCCCAGATAAAATCGACAATGTCGAGTTCGTCACCATCCGTGATAAATACAAATCTGGCCCGCAGGGAGCAATCTTAGATGGCAAACCAAAGGCGTGGATTGAAGTCATTAAGCTATGTGATAATTGGAGATACACCGACGATACTGGAACTACAGTGGACCTCGGAAAACCCGCCCAATGGGGCACCGATTGTATTCTTGTCATCGACAGTCTATCACGGCTCTGCGACGCAGCCTATGACCACCATGAGTCTATCATCCCACGAGGTAAATCCGGCGATTTCGACGGGCGAGCAGTGTATGGAAATGCTCAAGATGATGTTGAAAAATTCCTTGCCCTTCTTACTTCCAAATCAATGACAACGAATGTGATCGTAATCGCGCACGGGATTTATCAAGACCTTCCCGACGGCACGACGAAGATCTTTCCCCAAGGTGTGGGCCAGAAGCTCTCCCCGAAAATTCCGCAATATTTTCCGAATTATATTCGGTATAAAAATGTCGGCGGCAAGCGAACTATTCAACTTACCTCTGACCCTATGATCGATCTCGCTACGACAAATCCGTCCGCGTTTGAGGGGAAATCACTTCCAATTGAAACTGGGCTTGCAACATTCTTTTCAGCGCTCCGTGACAAGCCTGAAAAGCCAGAATCACTTACAATCAGGAGAACCAGATGACCTAATATTATCTAAAAGAAAAATGATCACACAACCAAAGGACCAAACATGTCTTCCCCAAACTTTGCCACCATCCTCGACGAAGCCCCGACCGAAGTCAACCGTCCTAAACCACTCCCAGTCGGAACATATACCTGTGTTGTCCAGGGTGCGCCGGTTTATGACAAATCTGCCAAGAAACAAACCCCTTACGTTCAATTCACTCTCCGTCCGATTTCTGTCGGTGAAGATGTTGATGTGGAAGCTCTTCAAGAAATGGGCGGGATCGAAGGTAAGACTTTTCGAATTACCTTTTATCTCACGGAAGATTCAGTCTATCGCCTCGATGAGTTTCACCAACATTGTGGCCTCAGTCTCGATGACAAATCCTCACGCCGGAATCGAAATGAGGACATAATGAACGCGCAGGTTCGCGTTTATCTCAAACACGAAGCTTCCCCTGATGGATCATCGGTTTACGCAACCGTTGCCAAGACCCTACCAGTTGATTGATTAACAATTGATGGTGGGGCTTAGGTCCCACCATCAACCACAGGAGAAACCCATGGAGTTAAGTCAAATGAACGAAGCCCTCGGTGGAACATTTGTTCCGCAAGAAAAATCTTCAGATATTGAAAAACAAATTGGTGAACTATTCACACCAATTAATAAGATTCATCGAGATCCAATTAAAACCACAGAAGCTTTGCTTCATGAACGTGGCAAAACTCACGGAGATTTTTCTGTCCACGCGCAAATCACACAAGATCTCAAAAATATCATGAGATCTGCTTATAAAGTTACTCCAGCCTCTGACGTACCTATTAATGCTTGGGCCGGATTGACTAAAACCCAAGCTGAATCGCTCGACATGATCGTGCATAAAATTGGACGTATCATTGCCGGCGATGCGGATTTCCGAGATCATTGGGATGATATCGCTGGATATGCGAAGTTGTCGGCGGATCTGTGCTCTAAATGAAACCCCTATTCATCATCGGCGAGGCCTACGGCGAAGCAGAAGATCGAATTAAATCTCCCTTCGTCGGGGCCTCAGGAATGGAACTCCTGAGGCAACTTCATGAAAGTGGAAATATTAGACTTTCCTCGATCGATTGGGACTATATCAATCGATTCTATAAAACGTCAGATCCACATATGTTGGAATCAGTTTGGGAATTGCACCCTGAGATTAAACGAACAAACGTATTCAATCTTCGGCCAGCCAGGAATGATATTGAATATCTGTGTGGAGGAAAATCCGATGGTATTGAGGGTTATCCAGCTTTTATTAAGTCTAAGTATATCCTTGCAAAATACGAATCTGAACTGGACCGACTCGCGCAAGAAATTCTTGCCATAGACCCAAACTTAATTGTCTGCCTTGGTAATACTCCACTTTGGGCTTTAGCCGGGCGCGGAGCGGTTACTAAAATCCGTGGCACCACACTTCTATCCACCCACACCGTCTCCGGTTATAAGCTCCTTCCAACCTACCATCCAACCGCAATCCTTCGTCAATACGAAAACCGCCCGACGGCAATCGCCGATTTTATGAAAGCGAAACGTGAAAATGAATACCCCGAAATCCGCCGCCCGCCCCGAGAAATCTGGATTGAACCATCACTTGAAGATATCAGAACTTTTAATGAACAATTCATTCGAGGCTGCGACTTACTTTCTGTCGACATTGAAACGGCTGGAGACAGAATCACTTGCATTGGATTTGCTCCTTCCCCATCAATTGCAATCGTTATTCCGTTCGATGACGAGCGATCAAAAAGCCGATGCTATTGGGCATCTAGTTCTGATGAAGCTGCGGCTTGGAAGATTGTACGAAGGATCTTGTCTGACAGCAGCATACCCAAACTTCTCCAAAACGGAGTGTACGACATTGCCTTCCTTTGGCGTGCATACGGAATTAAAACAATAAACGCAATCCATGATACGATGCTACTTCAACACGCGTTACAGCCCGAAGCATTAAAAGGCCTCGGTTATCTTGGTTCAATATATTCCGACGAAGGTAGTTGGAAGCATATGCGGAAGAAACATGAGACTGTGAAGAAGGATAATTAAAAATGAAAAAACTAAAATGCAGTTTAACTAATTGTGATCAAATACCTGAGATTAATATGACATGGCTTATTCATATAAATGGTGTTGACAATAAACCACAACGCAATGGCGGCAATTTTTGCGGTTCATGCGCGTCTATGATTTATGAAAAGATAGCGTTAATTCCAAATGTAGTATCTTCTATTATTTGTGCAGACCCAAAATAAAGGATAACTAAAATGGATACCGACACCATCCTCCAACGATGGAACAATTACCGGGCAGGAGAAGCTATTACAAGTGTTAAGATTAAATCTGACATGATAGAAGTATCAAAATACGGTGCGACCATTTCATATAAAGGAAAAATTTCCAAAGGAAATAAATATGTTCGATATTGGCGCTTTGAATCTAAAAAAGGTTATTTTAGATTTATTGCAGATTATTGGGATCATCTCGTGGGAGTTGAGTCTTGAAAATAATTCAAACCCATAATATGGACCCAGAGTCTCTTTCCATATGGGAGCGTGATCAAGTTTACAATGGCCTCGATTGTTGTGTAACCCGCGATGTATTCAACGCCCTTGAACCTCAACTCGATAATAATACTTCTGCGACATATGCTTTCTCCCGTGCCCTTCAAGGCCCTACTCTTGAAATGCGTTGTCGCGGAGTATTAATCGATCAAGAACGTAAGAACCAAGTCATTGATGAATACCAAGACGCAATAGATCGCGTTGAGCACAACCTCGAACGACTGGTTTTTGAATGTATAGGTATGCCAAGCTTCAATTGGCGCTCACCTGCGGATTTGAAGAAACTATTCTACGAAGAACTTGCGCTACCTGTGATACGAAAAAACGGAGCCCCGACTACAGATCGCGGAGCTCGTGAGAAACTATCCGTCTATCCTTCCGCTGAGATTTATGTAAATCATATCAACATTCTTTATGACCTCGGTAAGAAAATCTCAGTCCTCAGAACTGATATCGACCCTGATGGAAGAATCAGAACTTCGTATAACATTGCCGGAACTTCGACCGGCCGGTTTAGTTCTTCCATGTCAGAATTCGGCACCGGCGGCAATCTTCAAAATATTGAGGAAAGACTTCGTTCAATTCTCATACCAGATCCAGGAATGAAATTCGCAAAATGCGATGCTAAGTCAGGAGAATCATTTTGTGTTGGCGCTCTTGAATGGAATCTTTTCGATGATCCGCGATTCCTTAATGTATGCGAATCCGGTGATCCCCACACTGCCGTCGCTCGTATCTGCTGGCCTAATCTCCCATGGACCGGAAACATTAAACATGACAAAAACATCGCCGAAACTCCATACTATCGACATTACACTCATAGATTCATGTGCAAAAAACTCGGGCACGGATCAAACTACGGGGGTCGCCCAAACACTCTCGCAGAACAATCAAAACTTCCGCTTGAAGTTGTCCGACAATTCCAACCTAAGTATTTTCAGGCTTTTCCAGCGCACCAAAAATGGCACCAGTGGGTGGAAGATAGACTCAGAGGGGATGGATATCTTATTACGCTACTTGGGCGCAAACGGTGGTTCTTTGGAAGACGTAATGATCCGGCAACACTCCGAGAAGCTATCGCTTTTGATCCTCAATCCTCCCTCGCTGAAATAGTAAACACCGCATTGCTTAATATCTGGCGACTTGGCTTAGTCGCTATTGTTATGCATGATCACGACGCCCTGACTTTCATGTACAAGGAAGAAGATGAAGACATAATAATTCCGCAGATAATGAAGAACTTAATTGTTCCCGTTGAGCTTAAAAACGGACGTTGGCTTAAAATCCCATATGATTGCAAAGTAGGCTGGAATAAGGGCGACTATGATGAAGACTCCAACCCGTTCGGGCTCAAAGACTACACAGGCCACGACGACCGGAAACCCCCAAAGAAAGTTGACCTCTTGGATCGAGTCATTTATCGATCAAACAAGTAACTTACATTCCCCTGAAATCTTCCGCCGTTGGACAGCAATAACAACTATAGCCGCGGCTTTAGAACAAAAAGTTTGGGTTAGAACTTCACGGCCATTGTATCCTAATATCTATGCATTTATTGTCGGTCATCCAGGTGTAGGGAAAAGTCGTACTATGCGGGAAGGTCGAAGTTATATTCAAGAACTACCCGAGTTTCATCTAGCTCCGATCTCAATGACCTTTGCGAGTCTTGTAGATTCTCTAGTCCGGTCAAAACGAAATATCATCTGTCCACCGGACGATCCGCTAGAATATAACTCAATGTATATCTGTGCCGATGAACTCGGCGCATTCATGTCTAAATACGATAATGAAATGATAGATGGTCTGTCTGCGTTTTATGACCCTGACCCATACCAACAAGTCCGGAGGACTTCTGATCTTCGAGTACAAATTAAATCCCCACAACTTAATATTCTTTGCGGAACTACCCCACAAAACCTAACCGAACTCATGCCTGAAAAAGCTTGGGGACAGGGGTTTACATCGCGGCTGATTATGGTGTTTTCTGATGAACGAATCATCGGCGATGATTTTGCTCCAGAAGAAGCTCGTCATTCAGATGAGCTTAAATTTGATATTGAACGGATTAACAATCTTCACGGGGAATTTAAAGTAACCGAAGATTATCGTACCGCAGTTAATATCTGGCGTAATAACGGCGAGCCACCTGTGCCAGATCATCCGAAGTTAATTCATTATGTCACACGTCGCCGGGCCCATTTATACAAACTGTCTATGATCGCTTCAATCGATCGATCTGATTCACTTATCCTAACCAAAACCGATTTCGACACAGCAATGCGTTGGTTACTTGAAGCAGAGCTTACCATGCCGGAAATATTTAAAGCTGGCGCAGCTAATGCTGACGGCCAAGCGATGCAGGAGATTTTGCACTTTATTAAAATTTCAGATAAAGGCCAGGGTGTATCGGAGCAACGCATTTATCGCTTTGCGCGAGATCGTATCCCAATGCATTCAATTCTGCGTATAATTGAAATCTTAGAAAAATCCGGCCAAATCACTTTACGTGGAATTGACCGGAACACAAAGTTGCGTTGGTATTCTGCTAATTCCGGAGAACTACCTTGATATGGGTCAGAACCCAATCAAGAATACCGGTAAGGTATGTGGCGATGAGGACAAGAATTGCAAATATTCGGCGGCCCCATTTAACGAATATAAGCCCTTCTTGTATAATCTCAACGCTAGGTGCCATGATTTTGATCTTGTCCTCCATTCGGGCCCCGCGTTCCATGATAACATCGAGTTTTCCATTCATTTCCTCGACGGAGTTTCTTAGCTGTTCATGGTTATTTTCCAGAACAGCTATCCTTTCAGCGAGAGCCATTTCAATTCCTTTTGAATTGTTCCCAAATAGTCTGCCCAGTTTTGAATGAATCAAGCGCGGCTTTATAAGCTGAAACCACATCAGTTGGACGATTGTCACAGATTCCCTGAACCAGACCAAATGCTTGCGCGCCAGCTTGAGAATATTTCTCTGGAACATGGCCTAGATTCACTGTTAGATCAAAGCCAATCTTTACAAGCGGCAAATTTGCGCAGAGTTTGTCAAGCGCATTGTTAGCAGACGCAACAGCCTTATTAACCGCAGCGTCTACCTTCTTGACCGCCGCTGGATTAAGTTCAGGCCGTGGCCCACACCCAGCTAAAATTAGGGGCAGTGCAATGATAATATATTTCATGACTTGTTCTCCTTCGGACCGAGGTAAAACTGCTTTGCACCATCTGGTCCAGATTTACTCGGAATAGCACCAAGAACAGCATTAACTGCATTTCCTATTCCAAGCAATATCATCAATCCGGCGAGGATTGCTTTTACCTGATGTGGAGTAAATCCGAGATCAGTTAACTGTGATCCTGTTCCGGAAAGAAAAGCCAAGATTGCCAGTATAATTGACAACCATACTGAGTAACGCGGATCTATCGTCATCATGCACTCCTCATTTTCATAGCCAAATCCTTACAAGCTTTTTCTCTGGCCAACCAGCCTTTACCAAAGAATTTAAAATTAGCCAGATGCCGATAAAACCCAAGGCGTTTTTTATCGAGTTCTAGAATTTGAAAATATGAAGTTGAATTTGAAATTTCTTTATACCAATTTAATGCCCGTCCCGGTCCGGAATTAACAGCAATATCGAACATCATTAAATCAACACCGGCCGGAAGATCATCACCATTAACAGTGTTCCAAAATTTTTTATGATAAATATTTTCTGCCGTTGCTTTAGTCATCCCCATAACATCACTAATCGTTGCTCGACGCCCGAGTTCATGTGATAGCGTTGCAATGGTGATTCCCATATTCGTAGGCCCGCCCGGGTCCTTTGAATGATTTGAATATCCACCCTCGTATTTAAGAGTGAAATCTAAACAGCGCTTGAAGTTCTCTTTCATCAATGATCTCCGCCGATCCAATCATCCCATGTATGTGAATGCTTTTTCAATGTTCCATATCTTAAACCTGTAACCCAACTCCATGGACCTTCTGGATCTTCATATCCAAGGTTTGTATTTATACTAAACCGGGCCGCTTTTCCTATTGGCAACGGTGCCATACCTGAAACTGTGCCCATTACTGCAAACATATCCTGAACTAACTTACCTGCATTTCTCTCATCGACCGGATTATCTTTCCGCAAATCCCGGAGCCAATTTGTGGCATTCTGTGCCATAGATCCAAGCAGTCCGAATTGCGGATCGCGGCCATAGCTCAAGCCCGAGACCAAATCACGAAGACCGATAACACCAGCAGAAAGATATTTACCTGTTGCTTTAGCTACAGTCCAGGAAAGGTCTTCGTCTTTACCATGCGGCAGCGGCGAAACAAGTTCTTCATTCACCGCAGGAAATACCGCGTAAGCAAAGAAAGCGGCAGTAAGCATCGGTATTGTTTTAGTCGCGTCTTTGAAATCACCTTCTTTAAACAGATCATAAGTCTCACCTGCTTTCCATCCAGTCTCAACCATTCGGTTAAAAATATCAGAGAAGAAATTATAAACCGAGGTCAACCACGGATTAGCATTTCTTTGAACTGAAGTTCGATTAGTCGTCGCAGTTGATCCATGAGCTCGCCTAACCGCACGATCTCCTTCAATCACAGCTTCTTCATGATTATATCCTGCTTCGCGCTGTTCACGATACTTTGCCAGCCACGTGGGCACAGCTGAAAGATTGTCTGCAAATGAAACAGGTGTCGCGCCCCATTCCATAACCTTATGCCGCCAGAATTGAAACCCCTTTCCGAACATCTGGTTTTCCATAGTACCGTATAAAGTCTCTTGCCAATTTGGATGGCGACGTTGAAGTTCTAAGGAATGCTTCAAAGCAAATTCACCATTAGAACTGGCTATTTCATCGCCCATTTCAAACAATGTTCGGACTGCATAATTATAATTCTGCCCTCCAACAATATCATAAGCTTTTGCAATGTCATCGTCTTTAATCGCACGCTTAACAGTCTCACGAAGAAAGTTTCCAACGCCGACCTCATGCATTGACATGACCAACGCAGTTGGACCGTGTTTCATTACAGTACCAGGATTAAACGCAATTAACGTGGAGATTGTATTCTGTCGAATAAACTCCGACCAACGCCGCCAACCTTTTATAGCTTCTTGATCACGAAGAGACGAATTAGCCACATCAATAAGATACGGCCTTAGCATCTCTGCATATTCATTTCCATACTGACGCTGAATCCCGTTAAAGATTTTATTATCAAAGAAAATCTTTCTTGCTTCGGTCACAGCTGGGCGCATGGCAAGATCATGTATCATTTGATCAAACCGCGCAGGGAACTCATCAAGACTCATACTGAGCGGACGTATATCTTTAGTCCGGGATTTAGTATACCCATTACTCACATAAGCATTAATATATCCTTGATCAAATAAATCCCCTGGTCCGCGAAGTTCACCGCTTTCCGCTTTGAAAACTGAATGCTCAATTATAGGCCAATATCCACCCTTAACTGGGCCGTGTTTTGAATAAAAATTCAACCCTTGAACTGTTTCCGGCGCGACTCCACCGGTCATACCACGATACATAATATCAACCTGAGTTTTAAACTCCCGCATTACCCCCCACATACCTTCCGCGAAAGCCCAATCAGATTTTGTGGCATGTTCATTAAGCCAATTCATCATCTGAGGCACAGTTACCCCATATCCGCCAGCCATCTTTTCGCGGTTTTGTTTGGTGCCTGAGTTAAGCATGATCATTAACATATTCCCTCGGGAAATGCTAAAGTCATACGAAGTTCCCGGCTGTTTCCATATTTTATTTGGGATAACCCGGTCGAAGTTCTTATCCTCAAGTGCCTCAAAAACATCACGGATTTTATTCGCATAACTTCGCTTTAACGCATCGCGTGCATTCGCGGCGTCGATTAGATTATAAATAACTTTGTTCCATTCACCCTTTGAATCAAATTTCGCAAAACGGTTAAAGACAGTCTCAAGCTGTAGATGCGCCGCCTTCGCCGATCGAATTACAGCCATCCCCGGAATAAAACTAACACGTTCACCTTCAGGGGTGTATTTAATCGGATCTCGATGCTCAAGCTGATTGACAAGAGTATCAATCAGAACCGCGCGATCCATTTTCTCGCCAAGTAAATCAATCTTCAATTCATCCCGGCCAAGATGTTCAAGAACCTTTACAGAATCTTTAAACCACCGAAGCTCTTGAACAGTTAATTGATCTAAGGGCTTTGTCCATGCCGGATCAGTCAGCGCATCCCATATATCAATAATATGACCCTGTGCTTGTTTATTCTCAACAAAGGTTTTAAAATCCTTTTGTTGAGTACCTTCCATTTGAAGTTTTAAATCTTCAAAAGTTCTATTAACCTTAGCCCCAACCTTCATCATGGCTTGGTGAATATAATTAGTGTATTCTGGCGCCTCACCTTCGACAACCCGGCGCCGATGTGTACGTAAAAACCGGTCGAGTTGTTTGATTTCTTTTTCCAACTTCCTCGCTTCGGCAGCTTGAATCGAAGTCAACAATCTCCGACCCATGGAGATTACAGCTTCTTCAGGCTTATCTGCAATCAATGCCCGTTCAGCTTCAGACGCGTGTTTCTCTACAAGCGAAACAAGTTTAGAATAATTAACACCCGACGCAGTTTGTGAATCAAATATTCGTTTAGCTTCCGCTTTGATATCAGCCAGATCAACCGGAGTTTGTTTAGCAAGCAAAGCCGCGTTGGTATATTCTTCGGAAAGTAGATTTATTGCATTTTCTGAAAACGCAATATCATGAGCTTCTGTTGCGATATTCTCGGCCAGTTTACCATACCGGGCCTCCATAAGCTCGGCGGTTTTCATGTCGATAATTTTCTTTACCATCTGTTGTGCAGATAAATCGCCTTTTTGTTCATGGTAGGCTTTAAGCGCTTCGACCATTTCTTTACCGGAGCCAAACCCGAACATTTGTGCAACGGGCTCAACTGGGATTCCGTCGTTGGAATAATACCAACGTGGGAGCATGGATTTTTCTTCCGCTGAGAGATCACTCGCGCGAAGTGGTATACGCTTTCGACCAGTTTGTTTATCTTTATATTCTCCAGAACCAATAAACAAATCTGCCGCAACATCAGGGCGTTGCTTAATAGTTTCTTCAACCTCAGCTCGAGTTTCTTTTATTCGCTCATTCCATTCAGGTGTCAACTTTCGTTTTGCTTCACGTTCGGCGGATTTAGCCGAGGCTTCGATATCTTCACGATAACGTTCCTTGAGCAATTCTTGAAGGCGTTTAAAAGACTTCACATCGAGCTTAATCGCACTTGCCTGAAGAGAATCAAGCTGTGCTTGGAGTTGGGAATAATCAAACGACTTCGATTCATCCACACTCAAACGATATCCGCCACGATCCGCAAAACCAGCGGGCTCTCGTGCACCTACTTCACCAGATTCAATCTGCCTAAAGATTGTATTAAAATCTGGCTCTTTACCAAGAACAGATTTGATCTGTGCTTTTATCTCATTCCAAAGATCTTCAAGTTTCTGGAAAATTCTTCCGACAGGACTATCCACACGATTTTCGCGGTTCTGAGCCCACTCACCATAAGCATCAGCAACTGATTCTTCAAGCTTATAATGATCTGAAAGATTTTCATATCGCTGATGAATATTATACCGATTCAACCAGCCTTCTGAAACAGCCGCCCTTTGTAAAGTCCCCCATTCACTTTCGCTCAAAAATCCATAATTGCGTAAAACATGTAGACCTTCATGTCGTGCTGTTCTTCCTGGATTAGGGCTAAAAAAGTTAACCAATACTTGTGGAGCACGTTCACGACTTGGAATAAATGTTCCAAGCGCTTCGCGACCACCGGATTGTATTCCATGGACGAGATATGATTCTGCTTTAGGCGCAATACGACCAAGGATATCAGAGATAATTTTATGTGCAGAGGCTTCTTCTTTAGTATAAAGTTCGCGCGGCTTCATTCCACCAGTTACTTCTGGATGAAAATTTTTAAGCACTGTTCCCGACATAATTCGATTAAAATTATTAAAACTAGCGGGATTTAATATTTCATCAAATTTAACTTTCGGAAATGCATGAGTTTCACCAGTTGTCCCAGCCCCTTCACGGGCACCTGTAACCCGATGACCCGTGATATATTCATAATCAGGAAACTCAGCCTTAAGTTGGCGCATGAGATCACGGACAAGACTCGGGCCGAACGAATTAGCCCAATGCCCCGCAGCCCCGCCAATCATCTCAATATGCAATGTTTTAGTCGCCGGATCAGGAACCAGAGTCAAATCCCCTACAACCCTCCCATTCTGATCTAAAAGTTGAAATTCATTATAATGCTCAAAGCCCTCAATTCCAGAACCTTTCTTAAGTGAGATCTTTCGATCACCCCAAGCAAACATTGGTTCAAGGCCATTAGCACGAATCTGTGCCAACGGCGAATCAACAACTTCCTTCGGTGACGCAGCCTCGGCTGCTTCGCGCGCAGTTATTCCACCATCCCAAAGACGTGTGTCTTGACGCAAAACCTGCCGAACTTCTGGCGTAGAATATGTCAACCAGTCTTTAAGTGGTATGCGAATGTCTTCTCCAGTGTCAATCGCATTTCGGAGTTGATTTTCAAAATCAGGAATCCAGCCCAGAATACCATCGTTTGATGCCGGGAGCTTATCTTTATAAAGCGCCGCAATTGCATCACCGGAAATACTAATACTATCATTCCCAACTTGTTCCTCAACCGCAGCGCGAAACATCTCAGGTGCGCGGGCTCGCGTTGAAGAATTTTCAGCCGCAGCCAACGCGGCTTCAATACGATTTAAACCTTCCTCATTTGCACGAGTTTTAAATTCATCTATAAAAGGATCAATTCCACGCGGAGGCTCAAGTCCAGCGTCCGTCCAAGGTTTAGCCGCTCGTTTGGCGCGTTCAATTCTAGCAACAAATGCTTGTGCTTGTGTAGCAGCATGAACTGTACCACCACCGCCGCCCATAAAATAATTTTCAACACCGCCTTCAATATCCCGCAATAGATTTGATGGAGCTTCTTGCCCAATAGCGGCGAATAAACCTTTAGCACCCCCTTGTAATCCACCTGTTACGCCACCAGCAAATCCACCGATGGCGCGCACACCGAGTTCAATTGGCATTCCAAGTGTTGCCCATGCAACAGCTGAGTATGGATTTCGTTGACCGAACTCAGTATTAATCGCCCACGAACCCGGGATTGAAGGACCAACACCTTTAACAACGCCCTCAATTGCACCTTTAACAGGCGGCATAAGCACGTCGGTTAAAAGTTTATATTGACTCTGTGCTTCAAGTTCAACCGCTTTGACATAATTATCACCATATAAACGGCCGAGTGTAGACATTACATTGGACAACGCACCATAATCGTCATTTGAAACAACGTCGGCGAGTGGATTGTTGTTAATATATGCCTGAAGCACAGGACTGTTTCTAACAATCCCGGCGGTGAGGTCGGTTTTATGTTCACGGTCTATATTATCAAGATCAGCATAAACAAGATTAGGCGGCAACCCTGTTGATTGAGCCAGTTGTAGAGCCCTTGCCCCACGCTCAGGATTCTCATCAATTGATCCGGCGGCTTTAACAACAGGACCATTCACCGCATTGGCGACAATTGATTGAATATCATCAGGCGAAAGAGAGTCCATTATTGCCTCGGGGGTTCAGGCTGCGCAGGTTCTGTAGTCGATGGCATAGTCAAACTTGCTCCGCCTGAGGGCGATGGCACAGGTAGACTTTGATTCATTGATTTACCGCCAACCCGTTTACCATAAAGTCTCTGATAAGTTAGATCCATATACATACGATTAAGTTGCTCTGGCGTCGGTGCAATTCCATGCACATTTTTAAATTCCGTTTCAAGCATTTTCTTTTCAGAATAACTCGGTTCCATACGGTAAAAACGAGATTTTGAATCAAACAAAACACCTTTAGAAGTCAGATTCTCTTTAAGCACGTTTGTTGCGATTTGTTTTTGTTCTTCATATGTCAACGGACTTTTCTTTTCTTCAGTAGCAAGTTCAAGTTGCAACCGAAGTGCCCCGATGAATTTATTATAATCCTTGCTTTTAGGATCAAGAACATTTTTTGTTAGTTCAGACACTGAACTAACAGCTTTATTCAAATCCGGAGCCTTTGCTGTTTGTTTAAGTAACTTTGTCTGTGCGGCCATGAGTCGAAGTTTTTGATCATTTGGCCCAGCCCAAGTTCCAACTTTAAAATTAAGTAGCCGCTCACGATCTGCCGAGCTCAAATCATCCCGCGACATTTCCCCGAGCAAAGTCATAAACTGGTCTTGATTCTCCGGGGTCTTACCATAACCCCCGCGCGCATTTGCAGCAAGAACATCTTGATATTGTTTTTTCTCGGTTGCAGTAAGCCGTTCCCATGCAGCGGCAGCATCTGGATTGGTTGTTATTTGATCAATCGACGTCGGAAGCTTTCCATCATCCCCAATTGCTTTTGTGAAAGCTTCGGTTAGAGTTTTATTATCGCGCACTGATTGGTCTTGTATATTTCTATCCATTTCACGTTTGATAATATTCGCCCGCTGACCCGCATAAAAAGGCAGATCAGGATTTTCTGGCGCAAGTCTTTCAGCCCTCTGCTGCGCCGCCTCAGCCAATGTTTCGCGGCTAGATAGCTGTGCAATAATACTATTGGCTTTTTTAAGTTCTTTATCCGTATCTGATCCCGGTGTCATCCAAAGTTTTGCCGCGTCATTAAACGACTTACCTTTCATATCTTTCGCAAACAAAGTCTCAAATAATTTATCTTGAGCTTTAGGATCTTTTAGAAATTCTTCTTTTGTCATAGAATCCATGCCAGCCCGTTTTAACATAGATCCGAGATTATAATCCATAACTCCATAACGACCGAGCGGCTGACCTTTATTACCAGCATTATCTATTACTGTTGGGCCGATAGCACCGTATTCTCTTGCATTTTGACCATAACCACCAATAGCCGCTTTGGCTGTACTGATAGGAACTTCTTTTTCTCCAAGAATCTGATCTTCACCGGAGTGAATATCTTGTGCAATATTTCGAGCACCGGATCGATTCTGAGAATCATGAATTATTTTATAAGCTTTATCGGCGTCGTCACGATTTAAATCCCCGCGTTTAAGAGCTTCTTTCATAAGCTTATCAGCTTTAAAAGGCTCAGTCACAGAGATAGTTTTAATCCGACCAAACCAAAGACTGCTCCGAGCATCACGCGCAGCATTTTCTACAGTGACTGAATTTGCCCCGCGTTCAAGCGCACCATTCCTAGCCAGCCGATCAGTTTCAATCACAGTCTTTTTAAAAGCTTCATCATCGTTTGGATTTAATTCAACTTGATTTCTGTTAGCGTCAATCCGAGCTTGGTTTGTTTCGATTGAATATTTCTTAAGTTGCTCACCTGCATGAGCTCCGGCGGAAACGACTGTACGAGAATGAAGTGTGCGGGTTTCATTATCGAATAGTTTTTGTGCGTATGGAGTTTTTAATTTAGCTCGTTCTTCTTCTCGGATAGTGTCAAGATCTTTTTGAAATTGAGGTAGTGCATCCGACGCATTCTTACCCTCTTTTGATCGAAATCCGACCATGAGGTCGCCATAACGGGTTGAAGTTGCTGCAACACCAGCATTGGCATTAGCTGCTTCTTCGAGCTGTTGCATAGCCACAGCTCGATTAAAAAGCTCTTCTCCAACATGTTCAAGCTTGCCGCCAACACCTTGAATAGCCCGCGCAGTGTCAGCGCCGAATGCCGCCGCCGGAACGTTGATATTAAGATAAGGTGTTGAATTATTTTCAGGTGCAACACTTGGAGCGCCCGAATAAGGAACTTCCATCGCCATTTAACCGCCCCATGCAGGGAAGAAACCCATTTGTTGGCCTTGAAGCCATCTATTGGAAACTGATCCGGCCATGCCAACAAAAGATCCAATCCCGTTCAACCACCCAGCTTGCGACGCATTTTGTCCCGCTGCGGTATAAACAGCAGCCTGATTTGAAAAATTAGTTGACTGAACAGTGTAATCATATGCAGTTTTCGCTGCATTGGATCGGATTGTATCAAGATCAGACATAGCCACAAGATGCTGCGATTCTTGCACTTCCTTTGCTGAGCCAGAATTAATATCAATTCCTGACGCAGCTTGTGCGGATTTAATTTGCCCCGCTTGTTGCCGGGCTTTCATGCCATAATTCTGTGCTTCAATCCCACCTTTTTGTAGCGCATAGTCACGGTTCTGTAATGCTATTTGAGCATTAATCTGAGCCATCTGGGCTTGATAATTATACATCTGTTGATTAGCTTGACCAGACATAATACCGCCGACGGTATTCATAATCCCGCCAGCGATACTCGATCCAAGCCCAATTGAGGCAACTGTTGGTGCACTCATTTTTTAGCCCCAATTATGAATGGCATAGTCCTATCGGAAGTTGGCAAAAAGACTGCGCCAAGCCATGTTAACCAGCGTTTAGACTCATTATTAACACAAACCCCGCAAATAGTGGAATATTGACTTAGAAGATTATTAATAACTTTTATCGACCACCGGGCAACAATATAAGGATGCTTTTCTGCTATTTTAGTATGATAAAACCAAATATAAGCTTCATCACAAAGTAAAGCCAATCGCTTAGCACCAATGAATCCAAGAAGTCTATCATCACCAAATGCGGCGATTAAAAATTCTGACTGTATTGCAGCATCATATAATGTTATTGCTTCAAGATCTGTTAATTCAGGCATATCTCGATGCAAAAGTAAAGACTTAAATTGTAGCCGATTGATATTATATATCTCCACTTTCATTTTGTATCTCCGATTGTGTACGACGGAAATACGCCTAGGATTGTTGCTGGATATGGATTGGATTGGCGGATATAATACTGACCCGGGATAGTGTAAGCAGGTGAGAGAATTGTTTTCGCATCACCTGTAACAAGATTTGTTACAACCTGACTCGCTTGCCCTGTGAGCATAGATGACACGTTATTTAAAACCAAATCTTTCATTTGGACTAATTGACCACTATCTGGCCCGATGGAAAGCCCGAGAGTTTCAAAAACGCGTACGTCAACAGAGTTAATCTTTTTAACTTTACCTTGAACTGTTGGCTCACCAAGGTCAAGAGCTAGAGTTTGTAAATCACATGTATACCCTATACCAACAGATACCTTCGACGCGGGTGCTGGTAATGTAAATATACCAGAGGTAGGCATAACAAATGGTGTAATCGGAAGTCCGTCGGCAAGTCCAGTTACAGTTTGTCCGGCAAGATGTTCGCCACCTATAAATGTAGATGCGGGTGTGCCCGAATAACGAAGACCTGCATCAACACAGAATGCATCAGCAACAAGACCTGTTGTTGTACGTTCAGAAAGCCTTTCGATATATTTTACTGTATTACCATTTATAACCCGTTCAATAACAAAATATGTCGCGTCAACATTTGTATTTTGATAGGGTTCTGAGGCAACAGCAATTGATTTAAAATTGCCGTTGTTTGTATAATGCTGAGCCCACCCAACAAATTCTTGTTCTTTCAAGAATGTTAGCGAAAGGAGCTTGCCATCATCACGAACTGACCAAGCAATATAATATGGTTGCTGTGCCCAAGCCCATTCTACAATTGTTTTATTTGCAAATAAATGCGAAGACATTACTGAAATGTCAGTGCCGGTGAATACATTATAGTAAATATTGAATGCCAGATCTCGAACGCCGGAACCTTTGGATTGAACGTAAAGAATATCATAATTCGCCACAATAGGAGGAACATCATTTGCGCCGATACCGGATTGCATGCTTGCAACAATACTCGTAGGAGTTACAGCCGAACCTGATGATCCGCCATTGATGAGCCATGACGCATTGTCTGTAAGAACAAGCATTCCCGCGGTGGATGAAGCAATTGATTTAATAGAATTCAATACACCAGAAACAAGTGTGGCTGTAATGGCATCATCACTTCGTACAGGCGCTGATACATCAAAATTAAACGGACTTCCCGGCCGCGACATATACAAAGTTTCTGGCGCTCCGGCAGGACCCGCGAGAACAAGCCTCTGTTGGAAGAAACTCGGAACAGTCGGATTGCCATTCGAAGTTGGCGCAAGCACTGCTGTTGCAGTTGCAAGACCCGCCGAAAAAGTAACTCCGGGTGCCGCAGCATAACCTGAACCAGAGGTAAGAACATTAACTTGACGCACACCCCATGTTGCGTTAGCTGTAGCACCGGTACCACCGCCTGTAGTTGTAATTTGAGCCAACGGATTTGGCGGGGTGGCACCGGAAGTTATTGAGCCAAGATTAATCGCGTGCCACGCAGTAACTGCACCAGCCGCGACGGCATCTACATACATTGTAAGAGAATTTGGAAAATCAATAAGGTCACCAACAGCATAACCCGCACCACCGGCAGCAATACCAGGAGTTGCATTAACACCAAGTTGAGCTATACCTACAGCCGGAATAGTAGCAACACCAACGAAATTAACCGTTGGTACCGCAAGATAGGCACCTACTCCTGTCACGGTGACATAAGCAACACCAGAACCAGCGAATGGATTGCGGGATATAGGTGGTGTCTGGGTGAAATCTGGGGAGATATTAGAATCTATAAATTCACTGCCTTTGACAGTTCCCACAAAACCGTATTGAACCCCATAAGGTACAACACCGAAATAGGATACATTTGATTCATAGATATTATATCCAACAGCATTTGCGTTGGGATTCCATGCGATTTTAATCGATCCAGCTGTGGTGCGGATATCAGAAGTATCAAGAAGTGTTGCTACATCAGAAAGAGACGATTCTTGGCCGTTTGAATCAATGGAGGTTACACCATATGAATAATTAACACTACCTGATTTTAGTGTTGTGGTTATGGCAAGACCAGTTGGCGCGGAGACTGTTGTACCAATTGAAATAGGTACAAGTGTCCAATTTGTTGCTGTGATAAGAGTTAATACATATGGAGAATGATTCGGATGACAGATTATCATTTGGTTTACTTTAGAAGTAAACTTAAGCAAACGAAGATCATCAGCTGAAGTATAAGGCGAAGAAATTTCATAAATCCGTGAGGCAGTTCCGCCTGCGGTATAAGCACTGAATGTTGTTGAATTTAAATTAGTTCCATCAAGATTGTGCAGTGTTACAAGATTACCAACAACATTGGCTACAATGAAATAACGGCCATTTATCTGGGTCATACCCCCAACGCCAGAAACATAAATCCATTTGCCAACAGTCAACGTGGTACCTACAATTGTAAGCACGCATGGATTAGCTTGAGTCGCACCGGAAATTACTTCAGTGTTAGAAGTGATTACGCCGCCCCGATAAATAAATCGTATATAACCATTACCGCACTCTAAAACATAACCGATGTTAAATGCGGCTTGAAATGGAATAAGCCGCACGGGATTCGCGGAATCTTTACATTGGATTATATATTGAGTACCCGGACGACTTGAAGCACCACCGCGATAATCAACGAAGAAATTACGTAGAAGCGCCGCACCAGATTTATACTTAGCAATATCCACACGTGCATAAAGGTTCGGCGACCATTCGCCGGAATTAAATGAAGCCTGCGCGTAGATTTCACTCATCAGAGACTTCCAGATTCTTAAGTTTAGCATTTATTACAATAGTATCAATTACATTATCCCAATCATCCTTTGGTATCTTAGATAAAGCTTTTTGCAGTACAATTTTAATCAAAGCCAAAATAGATGGTAATCCATCTTGGGCATACAAAACTGTAATTGATTCCAATGCAGTTCTAAGATTATCTGTCTCTTGAGACATAGATCACCCAAATACTGGCCACATATTGCCCCAATCAAATGATGATCCGGGACCGGCGAATGTTCCACCTGCGTTATATCCACGAATACGAATCCAATCAGGCGTTAGATCATTGATAGTAAGTCCTTCACTAGCATCCTGGGCTCGGGCTTCAATAATCGCCATATTTGCAAGTTGTATTGCGTCATTGGCAATTTTCTTATCCCCAGTCAAAGCCATACAAACTGTGGCCCCAAGGATTTTAGTGTAAGCATCCTGAAAAAGATCATCAGTTATATTCATATCCGTAACGTCACGGACATAAACAGCCGTGGCCTGCGGCTGATCCGTTAGTATAACTCTCTGCGGAGTTGGCGCTAATTGTGTTATACTAAATGCCGCGCCAGTTCCAGAACCTGACGTAGAACCTTGTTGAATAGACCCGGCCTGAATATTAAAATATGAGCCAGATTGAATTGGAACTGAATAAGGTACAGACTCTACAAGATCAGCGGAAGTAATTGCACCGAATGCGCCAATTGCATTTACTTTAACTTGAGCAGGAGCCCCGATTGGAGCTTGGTCTGTTGGACCCAATGCAAGAGTTATGATTTCATCAACTACATAACCAGTTCCGGGCGCATCAATTGAAACTGTAGTAGCCGGGCGAAATGTATCAGTTTGCACCGCGTACTTAATAGGAGCCCCACTCATAACCGCAGCAGGGCCGAAACTTACAGCCACAGGAGAAATCGGAATTATGAAATCATTACTAACCTGCGCGACTGGGATTATCCAACACATAAGAAGACAATCAACAGGATATTGATATTCATAAAGCCATGGCGGGGTGGGCAATCCCGGAACCCAACGTGTAAACGATGCCGAGCCATTTTCAGGCGTGCCCGGCATCGAAGTAATATAAGCCAAATTCATCGTTTTCATTGCACAATCCCACGGCGCCATTCGAAGCAACCGCCGCCGGACATTGTCCTTAGCAATGTTGATTTGAATGGCTTCGTTGGTAGTATTGTTGTCAAGTTCAGGCCCAGTTACAGTAGTCCGAGTTCCGACAACTTGCAGCGCGCGATTGGCAATGTCAACGAAGGTGGTCATCACCGCTTACCTTGTGTTCCACAATTACCGTGGTTGGTCCCGCCAAGGCCGGGGCCGTTAGTGGAAGGCCCTGGCCCGATCGGTTGGGAATAGGTGCCGCTAGAGACGGTGGGCTTGCCCCCGTTGGTAGTGGGAGCCGAAGCTGTTTTACTCATTTTCATCATCTCCATCGTCGTTGTTTTCTTCTTCAACTTTAACCGATTCTTCGGGATTTTTATAATTAAATTCTTCGGGTTCCATCATGCGAAGTTCTTCTTCAGCAGCACGAGCGATTTTTGTGGCCGCACTGACGCCAATTGACTTATGCACTACTTGGAGCAATGTCAAAACTCGATCATAGTCGTACATATTTATCTCCTAGCTATTAGACTCTATCACCGTCAAAGCATTATTAGCCCCGGCAGCAACATCTGCAAACGCTTGCCATCCACCTTGAACTTCCCCTGTAAGTTCAATTGGAAGGTTATTAGCTTTTAGTTTTATACACCCACCCCGCGCCGCAAGACTCGGAACTAACGCTACATTTGAAGGCGTCGTTGGCGCCGTACCGAGTACATTTTGCACAAAAAGCGGAGCGATAAAAAGATCCTGTGTTCCAGGGTTGAAGAACACAATTTTCTGTCTCTGAGGATTTGGTTGTGCTACAATCACTAAACCAAATTCAGAGATATTATTATACCCATAAATCTTCCCGCCGGAAGCGGAGGCATTAGCAAGAACACTTCCGGGACTTCCGACGAACATACCCATCAGACACTCCTGCGCATAGAAGATTTATTCATCTCGACAAGACCGCTGATTGCAGCCACAAGTTCCGCAAGACCCGGAATTTCAACAGGTTTCGTTTCAAGCTGAAACTTGGTTTGTATAGCATCTACAGCAGTTTGTGCATAATTCGCCGGCGCCGTTTCAGGATTATACGCCCACTTACTTTCAAACTGAGCACTGATAGCGCGAGCCTCATCATCGACGGGCATCATATCGGGAGTAGGATCACCAATGAAGACAATATCATCAGCCTCACCCTGATCTTTCTTACAGACGATGATTTCACCTTGCTCATTGTCTTTAAATCCCCATCGCTTGGTCCAACAAGATTCATCTTTAGGATCGAGAAAACGGGGCACAACAAATTTCTGCCTGACCGGCCGCCCGGTCACGCGATCATTTTCAGTATATTCCCAAGTTTCACCGGGAACATTAAGATAGTGGGCAGTCATCAATTTCCAGCGGGCCATGATACGCTCCTATATTTTGGGTGGGACCTAAGCCCCACCCGAAGTTATTTACTGCTCAATCCACTGAATATCAGCGTGAATCAATCCCGTCGTGATCGAAGTCGCGTTGAGATTAATACAAAGCTGCTGCGCAGTTCCACGAAGAATTGCTTCCTGATCAAAAGACAATCCCGAAGAAAAGAACCATTCAATGGGCCTAATTGAAGTACCCGCCGAAGTCACTGGCAACGTGGTCCAAGCTGACCTAAGATAAGTCGGGGACGTATCATTGATCGTGGGATTCGCTGAGTAACTAATCAGCGTGGCCGTGGCGGTTGGGTTAGTGCTATCGTTCTTTGCGATAGTGTTTGCCCAGTTCGCCGTAGTGGTTGCAGCTGTTCCACCGGTGTCCACAGAAGCCCGCCGCAGCAACGTAAACGGCGCGGTAACAAGGGTGGCAGCAGTGCCAGTAATGCTGATACGCTTGACATAAACCGTCTTAGAAGACGATCCAGCGATACAAGCGATATCAGTTGCCGAAGCTGCCGGAGGCAAGTTCAGCGCCACAGCAGAATACGTCACCTGTCGAAGGGTTGCTGTCACCAACCCAACTTGAGGAACGACGTTAACCTGCGCGATTGCAATAGTCGCAATCAGAGCCGCAACCATACCGAGAATATAAGGACGAAGTTTAGTCATAAATCCCTCCTTAGTTGGCGACATTAATTCCGGCCGGATAGCCAGAATACACACCACTAGCGCCCATGATCTGATCATCACGATCAAGCACAACATTAACTTCAATCGCGCCGCCGGTGTGAGTACCGACGGTAATAAAGTTAAGCCGGATAAACCGCGGCGGCGCCTGCCCAGGAATCACACGCGGGAAGTTAATATTACCCCACTGAGAACCAGCGACAAGTGACGCTTCGGCCACAGCAGACGAGGTCCACATCGTTGTGTAAGAACCCGGAGCACCAGAACCGTTATCAGGCGCGCCCTGGATTTGAAGTTGAAGACTAGTGCCACCCACGAAGGTGGTAGTGATCAACGCCGACAATTCGAGCGAAGCATCTTCACCGATACCAATGTCGCGGCCACCTGCACCAGCAGCATATGCTGGAAGACCTTCAACACCGAGATCAATTATATTAGACGCAACCTGAGTACCCGTTGTTGGAGCATCAGTTTGCGCGCCGGAGGTGATGCCGCCAGTTGCACCGTTAGACGTGCCGGTGAATGTAAGAAATCCATCGAGGATCATGTTTTATCTCCTAAGATTGAGGAAGCTCTGATTAGACAACCTGAGCTTCATTGTTGAGAATAGCATCGCAGGTCCGAACCGGAATGCCCCGGAAAGTGGTAACAACTTTACCGTCGAACTCGCTGAGATTAAGCAAGATGTTGGTCTTGTTCATCGCCTGTAGATCAAGATAAGTCCGAACCACGCGGTTGCAGTAAATTACAGTTTTACCCATATTCCCACGAACCATCGGCGTGTCGGATGATTGAATTGCCGTGGCTTGCGAGGGTGCCGTGGGCAGACGATAAAGGGCGCGAACAATAAGATTGATCAGATTCGCGGCCGAAACACCAGTGAGTTGGGTCACGTCGATATTTGCAACACGAGCCCAATAACGCCAGTCACGGAGAACAAGCCCAATCTCCCATTTAAAATGGTCACGATAGGCCTGATAGGTTCTACCTGCCGAATCGGTAATCGGCCACTCACCCATGTCTTGATGCTGGAGACCAGTGATCTTACCCTTCGGGAAAGTTGCGTGACACGTATCCGAGCCCCATACACCAACCCAAAGAGAAGTGTTCGTTGACGAAGTGCCGCCGCCATCAAGAACATTGTTGGCAGTCTGAGAATTCGCAGTGGTTTTGGTCGAATACCTTGCCGCAAGTCCAGTGAAGCGCTCAGGGTTGGTATGCTGGTTTCCATAAATAAGCGTTGCAGCGACCTGTTGCGACATACCTTCGAGGAAGCCGCGAACCTCAGACATACGGAACTCAGCGGTGTTACCATTGAGATCAGCGATGTCTTTGTCGATAACAGCGTAAGTTTCAAGATTACCGCAGGTATCAACAATCTGCGCAGTGGTTGATTTACCGCTGGGAACACCGGAGTTCAAAAGACGCCATGTCGCCTGAGGCAAGCCTGTGCGAACAGTGGTCTTGTGCCCGGTGGGAAGATTACCCTCGATGACAAGCATATCATCAAGGATTTCATTGGTCTGAGACAGGAGCTCAATGATGGAAGCAAGTTTATATCCATCATCCATACGCTTAGCCCAATCCGCGTATGTAAGTGCATAGGTACCAATAGTCGCCATTTTGATATTCCTTCGATTGAATTATATCTTCATCTAAGGTCTGAGCTAAGCTGTTCTACCCGCGACGGGGCCCTTAAGATGGAAGATTAGGATATATGGCCGAAGCCATGGATTTCGGAGCGGCCTTGCCATTACTAACTTGGCCATGCGGAGAAGGCCCATTGCCAGAAACTGGACGGCCTTCGCTGAGAAGCTCAGAAAGCTTCCACAAGGTTTTGACAATCACAGGATGATCTCCCATGCCAGTTTCATTCATAGTTTTATTAAACTCCGCACGGAGATCTGGTGGAAGCATTTCTTTAGCGCGGCCAATAACGGCGCCAATTTCAGTCTGCTTCCCTGCCATATCTTTATCAGAAGCAATTGCCTGTCGCCAACCTTCTCGCATTTCATTAATCTGCTGAACCACGCGAGTCTGCTGATCCTTCGCGATTTCATTATACAAACCAGAAAGTTTATCAGCCTGAGCCTGAGTCAAACCGAGTTCTTTGAAAACAGGCGAGGCAAGTTCAACAAGCTTCTGGTTAACTTCACCACCTTCACCAGCTTTAAATTCATATTTCTCTGGGACAGCAGATTTAGCTTCTAGTTTAACTTCAGGTTTAACCTCAGGTTTCTGCTCCGTAGACGTCAGTGCCGATTGATCCTTCAACTCGCCCGTCGCCGTCCTCGCTTCTGGCGAATTCATCATCGGAGGCGCTTCCGTCCCCGTGATCGTCTGAGTCTGCTCCGGCTGATTCTCGACTTGCATCTATTTGCTCCAGCTGCTTGATTTCTTTCATCATCAGGACAAAATCGTCTAGACAATTTGTTACAATAGCATGATAAATTTTCAATCCAACATTTCGTTCACCTTTAGAGTAGGCTTCAACAAGGGCATCTCCGCTGAATGGGTCGGCGAAGATATGGCAGGAAGAGAGTAGGTCATGAAACCAAATTCGCCCTGCTGATGTTGACATTGCGGCACAGATAAAGTTGACACGGTTTCTTTCGGCCAACTCTGCCGCCTTCTCGGCTCGTCGTATTTCCTTCCGGTTTGACGCATTTATCATTGAACCCCGCCGAGTAATGCTTGAAGACCATTCGCGCCGCCACCAACATCAGCTTGTGATAGATTCTTTGCACCTTGAGCAAGTTGCTGCGCAATTGCGGCTTGCTGTGCGGCTTGCTGCTGTTGGGCACGCTGTTGCCGAATTGCCATAACAGCATCAGGCGGTCGAATCATTCTAGGATCATTGTTTAGAAGACTTGAATATTTGTCAAGCGCAAAATCAGTGTCGATGTTATCCATAATCTCAGGTTTGACGCCGACAATATTTCCGGCTGTAGAAAGCACCCGTTCAATCGAAGCGGCTTGAGTTGCAGATTGAGCCTGAGCCAACATTGATACAAAATCAATATTCATTGCCTTCCCGGCGATCTCTTGTGGAGGCGGGGGAAGAATACCTGCACGCGCGGCGATTGAAAACACACGTTCGAGAATAGGTTTTAGAACTTCATTATCGATTCGTTCTAGCGCAGGCCCAAGCATAACAAGGGATTCTGATTTACGCAGATCCCATTCAAGCGCAGTTACATTTGAGCGAGTTTCATATTGTGACGCGGTGCGAAGAACATCGTTGAAAAAGATTTGGGCAAGCCGGGTTTTGGCTTCGGTAAGGTCTGCGGTGATTTCTTGCACCGGAAACTTAGTGTCATAAACTGAGGCAAAACCGGGCTTACCCGATGCAGTATAACCTGTCACATAAGTCACACCGCCGGGGGTCAGATTCGCGGGTTGGTTTTTAAGTTGAATATCCGCAACAAGCGGAGGATTTACCATCTTGTCAATTGCTTGGGCCTTGCGTCGAGTTTCAAGCTGAATTTGTTTTTGATCAGGAAGTCCGTCCATGCCTGGGGATCGACCATAGGCATCGTTAGAAACCACGTCCCAACGGCCGATAATAGCCGCCTGCTCGAAGTATCCACGGCGACGAAGAAAACCAGTCGGCGTCGTTCCACCACCTTGCGGGCTGGCTGAACTTCCCCATTCCCAGTAAGCTTCGCGGAATTTGAATCTATCGGGAAATCCAAACTCTCGTCCGCGGCCATCGTTGTTTGGTTCAATAGAATGGGCGACAATTATCTCACGGGCCCGGCCGGAACCGTCAGGAAGGTTGTAGGCATCGCGAACACTTTGTGAACAATTCTCAATTCCAAATTCAGAAACAACATTTTCAATGGTTTTGGTGTATTCACGGTAAAAAATTGTGGGTCGGTATTGACCGTCAATACCGACATAATATTCACCAAGGCATGGATTAATACAATTAATCACATTATCATAATCTTCATAAACAAGCATAGCACCAGTGCCGAAGACAACAAGGTCATAATAAAGTACCGCAATGGAATTATAAAAATTAGATTCAGCGAAGATAAGATAAAGTAGCCGTTCACATTCAGCGAGCCAAAGCGAAACTGGTGTGGTTAAGGTGGAATCAAGGCGGCCGATGCGGAGTTTAAACCACCGCGTAGTTGGTGAAGATTTGCCTGAAACCAAACCCGATGCAAGATTTCGCGCGTAGATGCAGCCCGAAGAATCAAGAATATTCTGATTAATCGGGCTGCCACGATTAGCTTGATTTGGTGTAATGAGCCATTTATATCTACGAGGGATGAAATACTCAGCCAGTTCACGATAATGCGCGAACCAAGAATAGCGGTTCACTCGAAGGCTGATCAAGCGGCCTTCGGAGTAACGGCGGAATTTAAAATCTACAGCAGAATCACTCATTATCATTTTCCGTCGGAATAGAGCGATCTTCTTTAATATCAGGTTCTTGATCTGGAACAGAATTGATTTCCGGAATAACTAATCGCCCCTGCTCATTCATAACCCCAGCTGCCATGAGCAGATAATTCTGATCTACTTGAGGCAAAGCCGTCTGGCTTGACTGAGGTACAGTGAGCATATTATTGCCCCAATAAAGTATGTGAAGCAGTATTTTGCTGCTGTGGCGCAGCAGCGGCCGCGAGAAAGCTCGGGGCCTGCGCCGGTTTATTAGTTGAAGGACTACCTTCCGGAGAACGAGCAGGAGCAGCCGGTGGCGGAGGAGCATTTACAGTAGGAGCCTGTGCCTGTCCGCCCGCCATCAAACTTCCAAAAAGTCCCGCGCCAGCAGAGATAAGTCCAATCGTCAATGGATCCGCCATATCACGCCGCCATTCTTTCAGGTGAGTAAGGATCGTATTCGGAGATAACATTCGGCGTATGCGGATGATCCCCACCCGCCGAAGCATTACGAGAAAGTTGGTGAGCGAAGGTTAAGACCAACGCATCTATATCATCGAGTGAAATTCCATTTCCATCTTCGTCGACAAGGTCTTCTTTACGTTCAAGGATGATTTCATCTTTTTTATTGAAAGTATATTTAATTGCCAACATCTGCCGCCGAAGTTCGGGATCGTTGGGGATGGCACCGGTACGAAGCCATGCGCGGCAAGCACCGTACATGGCGGCGCGGTTATTTGCGTATTTCTCTCCGGTGTTGCCCCAGATAGTGTTGTATACTACATCTTTGCCTCCAAATTGAACTTCATAACAAAAGATCCGCTTTTGACGAATATTATCTACAACACCACCACCCACGCCGCCACCATCAACCATGATCCCATCGGGCCGCATGGTTTCATTAAATACGGCGACTTCATCTGCGAGAGCTACAGTAGATAGACCGTTATACCGTCTTCGTTCTATTGTACGTGCGTCACGACCTTTACGGGGGAAAATGACTGATGCATTCATACCAAACCGAGCAACGTCAACACCAACGGCAAGCGGGTCGGAAATATCAACATAAACTTCTCGCGTCATTGCAGCATCAATATCTGCGGCGACGAAAAATTCCATCAGACCCTTACGAGGGAATTGACCGAGTACACGGACGCGAACGAAATCGGAATCGTCTCCGTAGGCTGTGACCCAATTATTAAGACGGCTTTTGTTTGTAATTCGAACTGTACGAGAGTCGATTTGATTATGTTGCCATTGGTCGGCAAATTTGCCACCGTCGAAACATTCACGGAAGCGTCCTGTATTTCTGGTTGGGTTGCCAAATGCGAGCCAGATGATTTCGGTGTCAGAGTCTGTAAGCGCACCTTCAGCGGTCTCCCAAATGATATCTGGAATCTCAGAACCTTCATCAAACACAAGAAGAATTCGTTTACCTTGGTTATGGAGACCCGCGAACGCCGCCGGATTTTTTTCAGACCATGGAATCATATCGATTCGCCAAGTACGTTCGCGTTCAGGATCTTTAGAGAATAAACCTGTTGCGGTCAGATTAAAATGTTCTCGGCCAAACCAACACAGATTAAACCATTTACCAAGCTCAGCCCATGTTTTAGTTTTAAGCTGTGTTTCAGTATTAGCTGTGACAACTCCGCGAGTATCCGGGAAAGTGCAGAAAGCCCAGAGAATTAAATGTGCAACAGTCGCGGATTTGCCAATACCATGGCCGGACGCAGTTGCGATTTGAATTGCAGTGTTAGTATCAATGAGTCCATCGCGAATTTGATTCATGAGCTTTACAGCCCATTCCTCAGGGCCGGAAAACTTTTCAAGCACAGTGCCTGATTGACCCCATGGAAAAGCACCCATTGTGAATGCCAATGGGTCATTTTTAACAGATGCAAGCCATGAAAACAATTCAATGGTCATTGCGCAGCCTGCCTTGCAGAATTAATGATACTTTCTGTAATCGGGCCAAAAGTTCGCGCTGCGCGCATACAATCGCCCCTTAGACATGAACGCTCTATCTCAGCATTGATCAGGCCTATCATAAGCTGTGCCTGCTCGGTAGTCAACGGTACAGACAAGGAAATCGCAGCAGCTTGCCTCGCCGCACGTGAAATTGGCGTTTCTGGTATATTAGGAGCAGGAGCTGGTTCTTCCTGAGCTAGCGCGGTAGTAGCACAGAACAGAAATGCAATAAGTGTGCGCACGAAAATCTCCTCAGTAAGCCGGAATGTATCGAACGGTGCCGGAGGCATTCTTCACAACAAACCATTCTTGAATGGTTGTATGAGAACCAGTCGGACCAAGACTTGTCATAGTGGTGGCCACGGCACCATTGGCCGTCCATTGCGCGGAGGAATTAAATTGCATCGCATTATTTAAATCCCACGTCAAAACTGCGTCGGATAGACCGAACCCGTTTGTGTCGGTACTTATGCGATTAAACAATCCAAGAAGTCCCGCACCTTGTGAGTTTTGTCTAATAAAGCCAACACCACCTTTTGGAACGGTAGTTTCGCCACCGGTTGTCACATCAAATCCGATTGACGCTAAAGGGCTGCCGCCATTATCATTACGCGCAATGAAATTATAAGCAGTTCCGTTTATGGATGCATAAGACTCAACTATATTACTTGGCGTGGTTATACGAAAGCGTTGATTAGTTGCAATGTTCATAAATGCAAGTACAGAAGCCGAAGCTCCGTTATAACCGCGAAAATACAAAGGCACAGAAGCAACATTAGCTGCGGCGCCACTCGTAGCACCAAGAAACATACCTGTGGTTACACTGTTATCTGAGATTACAAAACCATTATCCCATTTAACATTAGTTCCAAGCGGGCTGACGATGGCTGCTGTCACGGTGCCCGACGGTTTGACTGTAGATCCGCCAATGAAAACAAGACCATAACCATTACCTGTCGGAGTTGCATTCGAATGATTTTTCACAAAATCCATATCGATTTCAATACCATAAAGAGTATCAAAATCATAACCTTGACCATCGGCTGCAACAGCAAGGCCTTTTATATTTCTTGTTACAGTGTTTAAACCCCAAAGATTTCCTGATGTATTTCTCGAAAGTGACGCGAGCGAAAAAACGCCAACAGAAGTGCCGCCTGCAACACTTGGTGCGTCCATTATATAAGCTGAAACTGCTGTGTGAGGCCATGGTGATTGAGTTTGACCTACTGGAACAGCAACAGCAGAGGACAATCCACCCATCACACCCAGCGGTATGTATGAATCAGAAGGATAATTACCGACATTCAAATAAGCAGGAAATGTGGGGATTGATCCAAATGAACTAGGCCATGAGGCATTAATCGCAAGACTTGTGCCGGTGAGATTGGCCGAAGTTGTACCTGTAACTGTCAATGGATACCAAGTTTGAAGCGTTGCAGAATATTGATACGTTAACGCCTGATTTGTTGATGAAGTGCAACTTGTAACGCTCGCGGCAGAAACAGCATCAGAGCCGTTTGACGTTACAGAAAGTGTTCCGACCGCGCCACCTGGACAGGAAATGGAAATTAGTTGTCCATCAAATGAAGGAAATGGAAGTTTTATGTTCCAAGTAGTAATTGCACCTTGTGCGAGAACATTAATATTGTTCGGAGAAACTGCATTACGAACGACGGTTGTGACCGTCGTCCCCGGCTGAACATTAATAACACCCGTTGCATAAATTGGCGGGTTCAAGAAACCTTGAGCAAAAGCCGAAGTAGAAACAAAAAGTCCGGTGAGAAATGATTTAATCATAATTAACCTCATGGAGTTTCGTCTTCGGCAACAAGCGCAAGGTTAGTCCATGCATCGGCGGCGCCACCAGTGAAGCCGGTGATGTTGGCAAATCCGATTTTATATCCCGCGCCAAGTGCAAGGTCAGGCATGGTGATAATAACATTGGTGCTATTTGCCGTTGGCGCGAATGGGTGCCCCGCATATGGTTGATTACTCAAACTCGCAGTTTGAGTGAAGATAAAAATTCCCTGCCAAACCACACCGTTGGAAGAATCCCAAATATAAGTGCTAATTCGCCTATTGGCAACGGTGGCGTCAGTGGTGAATAGTCCATAAAGAGCCCGCGGCCTGTAGACTTTACCAGCCGGGATTTGATATCGAGCGATGCCGTTAACTCCGCCCGGGGATGCTTCGAAAGAGGCTTGGGTTACCACTATGGGACGTGAAGCCCGCACGGCGAGAAGACTGCCTGAGGAATCACATTGAACCAACGCAAATTGGCCGGTAGTAATACTAGGCGCGGTGGAGTTATATGCGCAAGCAAGACCAGAGATCGGCGGGGTTGTGGTGGTCTGAGCCCGAAGATCGGCGAAGATGCCGAAGGTCATGATTAGACCAGCTAGTAAAGTCAGAATGTAAAATTGAAATCTGTTCATGATCTTATCCTTAAACTGCCCGGGCTGGCACCAAGCCTAATACCAGCCCGGGCGCATCAGACGCGGCCCATGTTCCACGCCCGAATTAATCCTCAAGTGGTTTGGCGTCGATAACACTACGCGAGCGCGCAATTGCTGCTTCGAGACTAGCGGCGAAGTTTAGATTCACATTCTGCGTCGCGGTCTTACGATGATAACCAACTCGATCGGCGGAAGAATCAGCGATTGCAAGAAGACGGTTTATTGGGAGGAGTTCCTCCCTGTCGTCTGCCTCATCCAGATGATCGTTTATCTGCCGCCATGCTTTTCGCCCTGCGGCACGGATATCTTCAAAGAAATTATCCCGGCCTTCACGCCAGGATTCATGGATTTCTTCGCGGTATTTGGCGATAAGCTCTTGCATCGCCGGGGCCCGGGATAGCATAGAGACGCGTTCTTTAGTGTATCCAGTCGCCTCGGCGACTTGAATATTAGTCATGCCTTCGGCGAGAAGCATTGCCACGTTGTGATGTGAATTGCGGATGATCTTCATCCGCAAATTCGGCGCCGCGGCAGGAGAATTTAAAAACGATGAATCCTGCGCCGTCATAGGGCGGATTGACTTAATCTCGATCTTCTCAATCGGTCTCACGCGCGCCTCCTAATGTAGGTGACGTTATCTTGCATAGGGCTGGGGGCGGGGAGATTATAATGCGGTTTATATTCCTCAATAAGTTTATTAACCAAATCCTGAACTCGGTCAGGATGCTCTGGCCGGATTAAAATTTCATCGAACACAATACCCTGAATTGGCAGCCATGCTTTTTGAGGCTTCCGCGCGAGATTACGGTGAGTGGCGATCCGACTCAGCATTGATTTATTCGCGGCTCCGACAAACACAACCCGACCGCGAGCCCGGAGCACATAAACCCCGCCCGCCAAAACCGCCGAAATGTCCGCGAAGCCTTCCATAGAATCCTCGATTCTCAGCTTAAACTAGAGCATAGGGGTGTAGAAAAGTCAAGGGAAATTTTAAATTTTCAAAATTTTAAATTTTTGCTGAGAAGGGGTTTGCGGCGATCGGTCGAGGCAATTTTTGGCCCACCCCACCCACGGCTGGTATTTGAATTGGGAATTGAATGTCGATTGATAACGAAGAGGCGGAAGTTAGTGAGGGTTTAGTAAGGTAGAATGCAGGCAAAGAAAAACCCGCCGGTGAGGGCGGGTTGGGAAGGGGAAGAGATTTGGGTCTATTTGATTTCAACCTGATATTCCTTTCCGTAGTCCATAGCCATGGATTTACAACGTTTGCATTTCAGGTTGCGCCATTCGTCGGTTTTGTATTCCTTTGGCGGTTTGGCTTGTTGCATGTAACCGCATTCCTGACATTTACGCATCCAGATAGTTTTCAGATTTTCAAGGGACATGGGAAGCTCCTAGACTGCAAAGAGAGCAGAAAGAAGGATGATAGTGAGGCAGGCATAGAAGGACCGGTCAACCCAGTTGATTGGACTGGGCTTGGTTAGGTAGAAACTTCCACCGAGTCGCCCGATGCGGAAATGATGCAGTCCGCCGATTTTGCGATATGTCATGATTATCACTCCTTCTCAGTCAGGTCGATATAAAGCCGGGTGAGGTAGATAGCAACGAACGGCGAAGTCCAAAGGGCGATGTTGACACAGAGATGCGCGAAAGACATAGGAAACTCCATTCGTTGATGATTGTGTTATCTCATATCCCATCAACCTTGTCAAGGCTTTTATCTCAGACACTCCCTAGATACTCCCTATATCCGCCCCATATTGCTAGATTTGAAAAACTGGGCACTCTGCCCCCTCCCTACCCCTATATCCGTCAATCCATCTTCTATTTAAAAAAAAAAAATTCTCTAAATAGATAGAGATAGGGAGGGATATCCCCCTAGGGAGAGAGATGGAAGAGGGGTAGAGGCCAATCTAGCAATCTGGGGAGGATATGGGTAGGGTATAGGGAGTATCTGGGGATTATGGGAAGAGAGGAGAAGGAGGAGAATAATGGCCCCGCGCCGCATTTTCGTATTTCATATACCAATAATAAAGGGCAATGGTTAAGGTGTGATCATACCGATAATAATACCAATCGGCGATATGAGCACAATGGTTAGGGTTGAGCCGAGACGTTTCGATTGAGAACATGGGAAAGCTCCTGTTGGTTTGTCCAAGCTGGCGCAAGCTCAGTCGCGTCAGCGAAAGCCCGTGGTTTAATGTCCTGAATAACTCAATCTTCAGAACACAATTCAATCGCTCGATCAAAAGCGGCGAGAACTTCCGCGTGGGTGCGGTCTGGACTATCATTCCACCCTATAATACTATTCATATTTATTACTAGCTCAATAACTTGTTGAGCTTTATTGTTTGCAAATAAAGACTTTCCAGTCATTTCCATCGCCCCTAACATGCACCAGCAGACAGCAGATGCTTTATACCCAAATACAGATGGTTTACCATTTATATCCCTAGACATAGCCCCTTGCGTCCAATTTTCAGGCTTCTCAATGAGCTTCCGCGCGCCGATCAAGATTTCCCGCGTATTCATGGCTAGTTACCTCTTGTTGAGTGACAGACAAATCTAGCATAAAGGCGGATCGGTATCAATCCGCCTTTATTGATCGATCAACCGAGTGATTTGATAAACGCCGCGTAATCTCGCTTGCCCGCGCTCGCCCGTGCTTTCGGAGCCCGCGCCACGGAAATTCCGTATTTATATCCGAATTTCAGCGTTTCGTTATCATTGAGGTCTGCCCGGTCGATAAACATTTCTTCGAATGCGTCCCGAGCCGCGCGAATGCCTTCATAGGCTTTGCGCAAATCATTAGGCAAGCTCGCCGGATCGATTTGTTGCCAGTTAAGGGTATTCGCGTCTTTGATAATCTTGTCCGCGACTTTAGCGAGGGTTTCAGCCTTGGGCTTGAAGGTAATTGCGGTAGCTTGTGACATGGGCTTGGTTCCTTCGGTTTGAGGTATGCTTAGGCTCATTCAATCTCAATATTATACAAAGTAGAAAAATAATATTTGATCAAATTTTTACATGCATTAATAGCCTTAGCTTCACTATCAAAGATAATATCTTTATATGCATGATTGTCAATCTTCCCGAAATATTTGATCTTATAGAAAACTTGATTAAAAACCTCAAAAATACTGATTTCAGCCGCGAGAAAACCGAAGACATGAATGGTAATAATATTACTATGTTTCCATTCTTTAACTTCAAAAGCTTTGGTTTTCATGATCTTATCTCCTAATCAGCAACCTTGCCGATGCTTAAAACCTACTCCAATTCCTCCTCGCCGTCAACAATTATTTTCGTCACAAAAATGTGAAAGGTTCATCATTCTTCCGGCACAATATTTGCTGCGTACATATATCCCGCACATCATATGCATTTATACAACAATGTGACATTAAAACCACTAATGGATTAATCAATTTCAAACATATCTACTTCACCTGCGGATTTTATAAACCACCTGATAAATTCCCCTATATAATTCCAGATTTCCTATATTTTAATCTTGACTTTAACTTTATTATATAGTATAGTATGTATACTGAGAATTGCGGAGGATTAACATGTCAGACTTCGAGTGGTTTGATGATAAGGAAAATGAAAGCCTCCGCCTTCGTTGGCGCGGTTATACTGTAGGTAAGATTTATAAAAAGCTTAAGAATCAAGGAATATCTTACATAGCTGTTCATCATTCATACACAGCCTCAAAATTTCAGATTAGCACACTAACCCTAGATAATGCAAAAATTAGGCTTATTGAAGCTGTCACTAAAAATGTCAAATTCTAAGGATTAATCCATGACCTTCCTAGACTTCCTCGACCATCTCGCAATAATCTCAAGCAATACCAGCGTATTCTGGGACTGGTATAATAAAGATACTGAAGCGAAATATAATAATCTCCATATAATGTATCGCAATATCCTTACCGACGAGATGAAATTAAACCAAGCCGAGGAAATAGTTCTCGCATTCATCGCTTGCGCACGCGAGGCGACCGGTCAAATTTCCGCCACAATTCAGTGAGAAACTTGAAATCGTCGGCAAGACAAATCGAGGACAAGATCATGATCGAAGGTAAAATTCTCCTACTTTGGGATGGTCTTCTAGAAAATACAGACGAATGGTTTGAAATAACCAATTTCGATATTAAAGAAATCGTATTACAATGCGATGGTGTTTATATTAACGCAACAAACTCTATTGAACAGGAAGAATTGGTAAATAAAATTCAATCAATGCTTATTTGTGATATTGACGGCAACCCAATAGATAATCTCCCTTCTGGAGTAAAGCGTATAGACAATCGAATGACTCTTTTAGGGCCATATTCCGCGATTATCAAATGCGGATTTGTTCCCTAAACCGGACCTCTCTTTCAAGGGGAACTCACATTCCTCTTCGACGAGCGATCCGCTCGAACGGAATGTACCAAAGACCAGCGATGGATAGAAGCTCCGGCTTCAATGACCCTAAAACCCGACTGGTAGTGTCATTCCACAACCTAGAGTGCTAGCAATGGGAAATAAATACCAAGTTCCGATCTCGAAAGCCAAGCGGTCTATCGAGGTTGACGAAAGTGACCTGTCTGATGAAATGTTCAAGCTTGTGGTTGCGGAGGGCCTCAAAGTTCTCCTCAACGCCAAGATGAGCACGATCAAGACGACAGGTAAGGAAGGCGAAGAACTCGCTAACCTTCAGGCTGAAGCTTACGCTAAGGCTGAAACTAACCTTAGTGATCTCAAAGCTGGCAAGGTCTCCAAGGGCCGTGTCACCAGTAAGATCACCAAGGATGGCAAGAAGATTGCCGGACCGGTTCTGGTCGAGGCCCGTCGTCGTGCCAAGGAAATTGTGCGAAACGAACTCCGCGCTGCGAATGTTCGTATTTCCTTGGTCGCTGCGTCGGATATCACCAAGGCTGCGAATGCATTCCTCGAAACCGACGCTGGTCAGCAGATCATCGTCGATGCTGAGGCTGCAATCGCCGCTCGGGCTGGTGTCAAGTCTGGTCTCAACATTCTCGACATGGTGAAGGAATCCCCGATCCTTGTCAAGCGTGCCGAGACTGAGAAAGCTGAGCGTAAGTCTGTATCCTCTGCGAAGCAGGCGGGTAAGCCTAAGGTCCGAGCCTCTGGCAAGGTTCCTCCGGCTAAGCCTAAGGCTCCCGAGACTCAGCCCACCGCTTAATCCGATCTTTCCAGCAATGAGCAGCCACTGAGATTCTATCTTACGTAAGCTCAGGATGGAACGGTTAGCAGCAATGAGCAGCCACTGATGTACGAAGAAATCGAACAACTTCCCTTGTCGATCGATCTACATTACGTAAGCTCAGGATGCGCCGTGATCATTTAGGAGGGACTACGGCCCCTCCTATCTCAACCCCCAAATAGAGTCCGGAAATCGAGTCCGGCTAAGTAAGGAACCAAGCCATGTCTACCTCCACCATGAACGACATTCTCGCCACCCTGCAAGAAGGTAAAGAGGCCATTGAAGCGCAGCCGGGACTGCTGGCAACAATTGCTCAGCTTGAGCAGAAGCTCCGAGACTCTGAGGAAGCGCTTCGAACCACGGTTGAGAGCCTTCATCACACCCAAGACGATCTGACCAAAATCCGTGCCGACCTCCAAGCAAAGGAGGCAGATTATGAGTCCGCCACCTTTCGCGGCATGGAATTGGAGGATCAGCTTAAGGCTGTGGAAAAGTCGATGAAAGATATCATGGGCTTTTTCAAGCAGCCTGAGCCGGAGCCGAAGTCTGAGGCAGTTAAAACTGAGTCTGTCGAAACCAAGCCCGCTGAAACAGCTGAGGCCAAGACCAATCCTCTCGAACCTTCCTATGTGGGATTTTCTTGGTGGGCTAAGCCCGATAACGTTACCCGTGAGGAATTTGAACGGCTTGGGGGACAACGGATGGCTGAGCCGGAGTCAGAACCTGTAGCAAAGAAAAGTTGGACTTGATTTCTAGCAAATAAAACTTGGGGCGGCATATTTCGCCGCCCCAATAATCCTTTTAGGGAATTTAGGAAGATTTCACCATGCAAACCACAGAATATGGCTTTGACCTAACCGAATTTCGGATCGGCGCATGGGAAAGGATATGTGCATTAATTGATCTCGAATATGCTGGTCGTGATGTAAAAAATTATAACACTTTTATGTGGGCAGGGCTTGGATTAATTGTTATAACAACCAATAATCCCATTACAGGTGAGTATCATTTAGGTGATCATATTCGTAAACCTGAAATTGGTTTCGTAGGATATATTAGTGTTATTGGAAAAATTAATAGAGTAGCTCAATTTAAAAAATCTGTCTTAGAACGTGCTCTTTATGTAAAAAATCATGGTGAAGGTCGGAATTATATATAAACGAAAGGCCACTCCAATGTCTGCCACTTCCACAACCTTCCCAATTCCCGCCAATGCCCTCACCATCTGGCGCGATCGAACTAACATCTTCGTCCTTCTTCCCGGCCCAACCGAAGCCGGGACCATAATCTCCTATCCCTTTGCTACCGGCGGACTTTCCAAAGCCCTTGCCCTTCTAGGTAAACAGCCCGATACCTCCGGTACACCAGAATACGCGCCCGCGCGTAGGCTCCAGCGTGTAGGAACACCTGCACAACATTCCGCCGCACATATGATCCTTCAAAAACAAGGACTGATTCCTTGATTGAAGATTTAATCACCGAAATAAATGATCTTGGTTGGCATCTTTATTCTTGCCACCAAACAAAAGATATCGCACGTGCTGATTGCTGGCAAATTACACTTCGAGAAATCACAATAGAACCTGTTGCTAAAGTTGTACACGCGCAGGGACATTCGATTTCATCTACTCTCGCTGAGGCTATAGATAAAATCCACACCGCAACTGAAACAATAAACGCGCAACCAACAATATACGAAGGATCTCTTGAACAAAAACCAGATTTCGCAAAGATAATATCAAAGCTTTCTGGTGAGAAACCTTATGTAAGACGTTGGACTAAAGATTGAGTTACTGGAAGAAATCCAAACCCGCGAAGCGGAAGTAGAGGAGCCTTGGCGTGGAAAATCAGAAGTCGATCAATGAAACGGAGTAAACAAATGATTAAAGATTGGCTACGTGAGTTCTTGGGTATTAACACAATTCAAATTCAAATAAATCAACTGCACAAAGATATAGATAATTTTAATAAAAATATGGCAATAAACAACAGAAATGCTCATCTCAACCTCATGGAGCAAATCAAAATCACCCAACTTGCCCACGCGCGCATTATCGCCAAAATAGATCCAGCATTTAACAAAGACATGGCTTCTCCCGAAGCTCGTGCACAATCCGATAAAATAGGCGAGGAGGTTCTTAAAAAACTAATTTCCGAGCATAAATTCAGTAATCCCAATGGAGTCTAACCATGTCTAAATATTCCACCTTTGGCGGAGTCCCAACCCGCGCTGAAGCCTATCGCAAACTTATGCACCACATTGAAGAAGCCCAAGATCAAGCCGCGGTCCTTGCCCATCTTCACAACACTGAAGATTCAGAAATGGACAAACTTATGGCCAAAGGTTGGCTCGGAATTTCAGAAATGTTTAAAATGACCCGTTGGAAAATCACCAAACTCGCCGCGAATAAATTCCAGTAAGGAATCCCCCTATGCCTTATCCCGCTGATTCTCTCGCCGATATCTGGCTCAAAAAAGCTAAAATCCGTAATGCAGTTGCGCAAGCATCAATACCGCCATTTTGTATTTTAGAAGTAGCAAATTTCAAACCAGATTTGCCTAATCTGATTCTTGAAACAACAATTAATTTTAATCGGGCTGATGTTAAACGCTGGATTATATCTGAATTTATCCTCGACGTAAAAGCAATTTACGAAATAAATCCATCCGAACGCACCTGCGTAGATATCACCAATTCTATCGCAGCAGAAATCAACGCAGAGCTTTGGTCACAACGAAAAGTCGGAACTAAAAACCTTCTTGATTGGCTTGAATGGTGTGGGTTTACTGTATTTTATGGAGAAGATCAATGACGAGTGAATCCCTGTATAGCGGAGAAATCACATGAAAACACCACCACATCTACTTCAAAAACCAAAATCCATATTTCCACGAACTGTCCATAGATCAACTCACAGAAGAAAGAAATTATTGGCAAGAACAAGTAAAGATCGCATCAGAATTTGTCTCAGCTAAAGCTGCTGATAATTTTCGGAAAGCTTGTGAAACACAAATTGAACTGAGAGAACTCAAAAATGGCTACAGCGCGTGAAAAAGAAATTGATGCTGTTCTAGCCAGAGCCGCAGAGAAATATAAATTAACACCAATAAAAAATGAACCACTGCCTATATATAAACCTAAACGTTTAGTCACCTCCCGAGTTCTAGCCCTTGAAGCCGAAGGATATACTGTAAGAACAAGTTTCGGCAAAGGTATTATTTACGTAATCGACGGCGACAATAAAATTTACCGAGCCCTTAAAACTGACAAATACAGTCCGCGACGTTTATTCGAAGTAAATGAACTTGCAACATATGAAGCCGCGCGAGATTTGGTTTATAAAATAGCTGAGGAGCATGAAATAACCGTAAATTCCCTGTTATCCAAAAGCCGAAATATTAAAATCGTAACCGCCAGAAACGCAGCGATTAAAGCTGTGCATAAATTAATGTCACATTGGTCAGTTGTTGATCTAGGTGTATTTTTTAATTTAAACCACACAACCATATTATACAACTTAAACCGAAGAAAAAATAGAAAATGTAAATTAAACCTTGACAAATCAGATCAAATCTAGTATTATATAAGAACACTAAGGATCAAGCCAATGATTAAATTAACTCGTGTCTACTTTGAAGAAGGTACAAGTAACCATATTTGGATTAATCCCTCACAAATAACTTATTTACTGGAGGCTTATAAAATTATTAATGATCGCATTTCAGACAAAAAATGTACGCATGTTTGTTTTCCTTCTACCGACGACTATATAGCAGTAGAAGAATCAATGGTAGATATTATATTTTTATGTAATGCAGTACGTAAGTTTAAATAGGTGCCTTATGACCAAGCCAACCCCAACCCATGAACAAGCTGATATTCTTGATTTCATCCGGTCATCAAAATCAAATCTTATGATCCGCGCTTACGCAGGTTGTGGCAAGACCTCCACCCTCGAAATGATTGATGAAGCTTCATCCATCCGCCCGAAGCTATTCCTTTGCTTTAATAAAGAAATCGCAAAACAAGCTAAGGATAAAATGTCATCAACTACATCTATCCGAACATTCAATTCCATCGGACACACCATCTGGTCCGACACTATAGCTAAAAAACTTACATTAAACCCAAAGAAAATTCTGGAGATTTATCGTGGAATCGTTGACGCCGCTGACAGATCGGATCGTTCTGATCTTTGGAGTATTTATGATCTCGTTCGTTCTGGCGTCGATCTTGCTCGGGCTTTAGGCTACATCCCGGCCAAACATCAAAAATCAGATAAATCCCTAACAAGCTTCCATGAACTAGAACAGCTTCTCGATGAAACTCCGTCGCCAGAAGTTCATGCAATAATCGACCGAGTTCTTCTGGAATGTATTCGTTTGTCCTACCAAGGAATCGTTGACTTTAACGATCAAGTATATATGCCCGCATTATTTGGCGGACTTTTCCCGCAATTCCCTATGGTTCTTGTCGATGAATATCAAGACCTCTCACCTATTAATCACGCTATGGTTAAAAAACTTTCCCGTACCGCCCGCCAAATTGGCGTCGGAGACGAAGCCCAAGCAATTTACGCCTTCCGTGGCGCGGATGCCGAAGGAATGGATCGAGCTATCAAATCTTTTTCAATGGACGTTAAACCACTCTCAATTTCCTTCCGCTGTCCATCTGAGATTGTCAAAAACGTCAAATGGCGCGTACCTGCATTTCGTTCAGCTAAAGCTGGCGGTACCGTTACAATCAATAACTCCGCTAGACCTACTGATCTGGCAACCGTTCTTTGCCGCAACAACGCGCCATTAACCAAGCTCGCAATGCAGAGTCTTATCGCCGGGCACAACGTTGATGTTTCCGGTATCGATATGGGCGCGCGCATTGTTGCGCACATGCGCAAACTCGGTTCTGAAACCATGACCCAAGCCCAGACCATCAACGCAATCAACGAATGGCAAGCCCTAAAAGAATCCATGGACTCGAAATCTGCCCCAGACTTGGCAGAATGTATGCGCGTATTTGCTCGCCACGCAAAATCCCTTTCCGGTGCGATAGCATACGCGGAACATCTGTTTTCTC